GCAATAATAGGAACAAACCCAAGTGGCATTCCAACTTGGGCAAGTAGCGTTAATTTCGTTCATGTCGGTAACGGCCCATCCGCTGTATCGGGATCTACTCAAGGTGGATTCTTCAACGACTGCATCCGCTCCTCTGCCATCTACTCAACAAGGCTTACCGACACTCAACTCCAGGCCCTCACAACCTAAGATATGTCCACTCCTTCTCTCCTAAACATCCCGTATGTCATAAAGGCTGGCACTCTTTACAGCCAAATCCCCGAAACAGGGGCAGGCGATTTTGTGGTTACTCGTGCCACCACGCCCACGGCCAATCGTTCCACGAGAATCAATGCCGATGGCTTACTTGAACTCGTAAATGACAATGTGCCGAGGTTGGATTATCCAGTTGGTGGAGCGGTGAATGGGTGTCCTGCTTTGTTGGTGGAGCCTGCTGCTACAAACTCAAATCCAAACAGCAATACATTTTCGGTTGAAACGGCTCCTGTTGCTACCGTTGTTCAAAATCAAGTTGACCCATTTGGCAATCCTAATTCGGCTTGGCTAATGAGCGGTGCGGATAGCGCATCCGACTCAGCGAGTGCGAATAACGTTAGAATCATTCAATCAGGTTTAGCTTCTAATATTTATACCTGCTCAATTTATATAAAAAGCCCAACAGGAAGTCCTGTTACTTTTAGGTATAGGCAAACCGCTGGAGGAGTCATAAGTGGTTCAACCGTGGTTAGCGGTTCTGGGTTTCAAAGGATTCAACTCACAAGTCCAAACACAGATACAAGTTCTCGCTTTATCATTTATACCACAGGTGGCGAACCTATAATCATTTCATGCCATCAACTTGAAACAGGCACCGTTGCCACTTCCTACATCCCCACCACCACCGTGGCCATTACTCGTGCTGCGGATGTGATAAATAAGACGAGCATCGCCTCGTTAATAGGGCAGACCGAGGGAACGATTTATGCAGAGGTGGATATTTCTGCATTTGTTACAGGTAAGAGGCTTGTTGAGTTATCTAATGGTAGTGCAGCAAATAGAATGGTAATAAGTGTTCAAGGCTCTCTTATTCAATTTTTGGTTCAAAACGCAAGTTCTACACAAGCAACGATTGATAGCGCAACATTAAGCGCGGGAAGATTTAAGGTTGCTGCTGCATACGCATCAAACGATTTTGTTTTTTATGTGAATGGCGTTAAAGCAGGTGAAGATTTTATTGGAACAGTTCCTACTCTTAATCAAATTAACATAGGAAGCACTTGGAACTCAATTCTACAATTCAACGACCGCATCCGTGCCGCTGCCATCTACCCCAACCGCCTTACGAACGCTCAACTCCAAACCCTCACCACCCCATAAAAATTCGCCCATTCTTTAATAAATTTGACGCACTATGGCACTACCTACCTTAACCGCAAGAACCTTCGGCTCAACGCAATTACAACTCACATACGCTGACGGAAGGCAATACTTCCTTAATTATCGGGACATTATCTCCACGGAGCTTGATGCAACCGATGGCATTACAAAGGTGCGGATTTACCTTTCGGGGACTTTGGACGAGTCCATATTCGTGACCAATGGAGACCTTGTGGCCCTTGGAACCACGGCAGCAGCATTCCTGTCCACCCTCAACACTTACTTGTAATGGATATCAAGCAGGCATTGACGGAACTCGGCATTAATGTCGGGATGTCCGTAGGGGGCTTTCTCGGAAGCCTCGTCCTCGTAGGAAAGCAAAAGGGAGCATCTTTACGCACCCAACTCTTCTCCATCCTCGCAGGAACCTTGTCTGCCAATTACCTTACCCCTCTCGCTATCACCTTCCTTGGTATTGAACTTGAATCCGCTCAATTCGCTATGGCCTTCCTTGTTGGCTTCAGCGGTTTGAGGGTCGTGGAAACGCTCTCCAATTACTTCCATAAGAAAGTTGAATCCAAAGGCGATGAGTCTTGAGCAACGCCTTTCCCCAAGAGTCCCCAAGCTCGTTATAGACCGCTTCCTTGAAATACAGGAGCGGTTTTCTATTAATACCGACCTTCGGATTGCTCACTTCTTTGCTCAAACGGCCCACGAATCGGCCAACTTCACCACGACCAAGGAGAACTTCAATTACTCCGCCTCACGGCTCTTAAAGGTCTTCCCAAGGCATTTCAACAAGGACACGGCCAAGTTATACGCAAGGGATTACATCGCCATAGCCAACAAGGTCTATGCGAACCGCTTTGGCAATACCGAACTTGGGGATGGATGGAAATACCGAGGCCGTGGGTACATTATGACCACCTTCAAGGCCAATTACGCTGAACTTGACAAACTCGTCCCCGAAGACCTTTTGGAGAACCCCGAACTCGTGGCCGGGAGGTATGCGATGCTATCGGCGGGCTACTTCTGGCATAGCCGTAAACTCAACGCCCTTGCCGACAAAGGCTCCGATGTCGCAACGATTACCCGAATCACCAACAAGATAAACGGAGGCATCATCGGCCTGGATGACCGCATCGCTAAGTTCAACGAGTTCTACGACCTGCTCACCAAAGGCCAAACCGCTTAATTATATTTGAACCACAAAACGATTCATTATGCCACTCACTAAAGCCAAGGGTTATGGGAAAAAAGCCACCCAAAAAGCCGTCTCCAAAAACATCAAAGAGCTTACAGAAGCCAACAAATCCAAGCCTAAAAGCAAGAAGCGAAGCAGGAGTCAGATTGCCGCTATTGCCTATTCTGCTGCACGCAAGTGATTTTGAATGCTGAATAAGATGGAGAACAATACCGTAAAAATCCGTTTTGAGATTGACCTTGAACTCTTGAGCAAAATTGAGGACTTGGCCGAAGAAACCGGGCAGACCATTAAGGAGACAATGGTTAAGGCTTTGACCGATTATGTTGAACTCTACGAGGACACGGGAGCGGAGTCGCTTGGCGATCACCTGGAACCTTACGAGACCACCGAGGAGACTGACGATGATGGGCAGATAATTCGGGTGTTCCCCGAAGACGATGGCTGTTAACGACAAGGGCCACATCCCCTACCGTGGCATCCTGTTCGTTGTCCTGCCCATCGCCATAGGGCTTGGATTCCTCATTTACACGATGAAGGATTCTCCCCGGCAAATCATTGACAAGCAACAATGCGTCATTGACTCCTTGGAGCATCGTGTGGCCCCTTTACAGACCCGTAGAGACACGATAAGGCAAGAGATTGTAAAGACCCAAATCAAATGGCGTGAGAGGCTCATAGAGGCTTATGAAGAGCCTGAAACGATATGGGTGGAGGCGTATGTCCCTTTGATGCTTGACTCCTGCCAGGAGGTCGGCAAATTGCTTGCGATGCAAGTGGGGATTGGGGACTCTCTCCTTAGAACTTATGACTCCCTGCTGATCGCATACAAGGCCAAGGACTCGGTTTGCGTCAAGGCCATTGCCACGAAGGACAGTTTGGCTTTGGCCTATAAGGAAAAGTGGGCGCAAGAAAGAAAAAACGGGCGCATTTACAGAGTAAGTGCAATAATCGGTAGCGCATTGCTTGGCTCTACTTTGTTTAAGAAATAATCCCTATATTTGTCACACCACTTTTAGGGTTGTGGTTTTCATTGGAATGCCCGTGAGTAGGCTTTAGGGTGCCGAAAGCGGGCTTTTTCCATTAATAATGGATAAACCTTATGGCTTTAATCCATCCATTTGCCATCATTCATTAGATGCCAAAAGCGATGACGAATTACTTGTATGATAAGGTCAAGCAAGGAGTCTGCATAGTAAATACCTTCCTTGCAATGCAATTGAAATTTGTATTCTTTATTCATACAAAAGCATTAATTAATAGAACCTATCGCAGGGAGTGAATGTGGCGAAGACCTGGAGTTCCGGCCCACGCCGATTCTTGCTCTTATCTCTATCCACTTCAAGCTTCATCCAATAGCCTCCCAAAGGCTTCGGGCCTCGGCCTCGCTCAACGTGAAAGCCCATGTACCCGTCTGCCCATTCTTCTTTGTACGTTGCCGTGCGCACTTGATGAATAGGTTTTTGAATGAGAGTTTTGGTTGACCGGTCATATCGGTGAATTATATTTTGGTGGTAATAAAGTTCGTGAACGTGGCCCTGCCAAGTGCAATCATATCCTTCCACCATAGCCAAAATCCGCTGATCTGAAATTACTCCCTTGGTAACAATTCCTCCGCCTGCACTCCCATGATAATAATGTGTTACGAAATTGCTGGTGTGCAAGTGGTCGTGATGCATCTTGAAATCAATAACGCCACCATACCCTCCTATCTCCACCTTGCTTCCGTAGGAATGATTGAGGATAGCGACAAAGCGTTGCAGGATGTCGGTCTCCTGGTGATGAATGATGCTCGTTTCGTGGTTACCATAGCCCACCAAAAGGATGATGTCGGCATACGGCTTGAACCACTCCACCGCCGTGTCCACAATAGAGTCCAGGTACCGCCCATTGTTGTGTTCGGGGCGAATGTCCTCCTTGCTCCTGCGTGGATCGCCCTTGCCTTGCATTAAACAAAAAAAGTCACCATTGACGATGACTTTGACATTCCTTCTCTTTGCTTCTTCCAAATGGTTCTTCAACAGTTCCCGGTCGCACTTGGGGTTGTCCCAATGGAGGTCGGAGATGAGGAGAAACTCTTGCTCTCTACCGCAGTCCACGGAGTGAACATTCTTGCTGTGTTTCGTTATCATAGGTTAGGTTAAGAGTGGGTCATCGTAAAGGTCATCCATTTCAATCTTGAAATCGGCTAAGACCGATTCAACTCGCTCCTGCATCTCTGGTTCATCGCTGAAGGTGTGGTGTTTAAGTTCGGCCAAGGCGAGGTACATCGCAGGGGCTTGGATGGCCTTCTTGTAATTGACCATATCCTGCTCGTTGTCTGTGTCAAACTCAATCGTTATTTTGGCCATTGTGTTTTTTTAAGAGGTAAACAACCGCTTCTTCAAAGGTTTCGGCCAAAGATAAAAGTTCATCCCTCACATAGAGAAACTCCTTTTTGTTAAATCGGAGGATAATCTTCTGAGCCTTAGCGTTGTCCTTCCGCTCCTCTTCCTCTTCCAACTCTTTCTCAATCTCTTCGGGCATCTGCCAGACATCTATACCGCAATCGGCCAGGAGTTGAGCATCCCACTCATTTGCCAAGGCATCGTAATCGTAATCCCCAAAGGCCGAGTTGTCCTTCAGGGCGATGGCCTTTAGTTTCTCCAAAGGCGTGTCTGCGGAGAGAACCTTGCAGGGTGCCGAATCGTAATTCAGCTCCTTCAAGGCTTTGAGCCTCATATTGCCCCCAATGACCACAAATGTTTCCTCCAAAGGAAACACGATAAGCTCCCGAAGCTTGAGCATCTCTGGGTCATCCTTGAGGCTTTGGACGAGCTTGTGGAAGCGGTCATCCCGGATGAGCCTTGGATTCTTAGGAAGCCCCTCTATCTGCCCGACATTGTTGCGGAGCTTATAGAGTTTGATTTCTTTGGTTTCGCTGAGCATCTTACGGCAGATCAATCTCTCCAAAGAACGGCCTCTTGTCTGCGCTCTTGGATCCCTTACAAGACCACAACGCCCTTGCGAACCAATTCGGAGAATGCGTCTCCGTTTTGATACCGGCAGAACGAGAGCAATAGTTGTCCCCCTTCGGAGTGCCGGGAGCAATCGTATAACCCGATGCCCCGAATTGCACGGTCTTGCCATCCTTGGTGGCCGTGTATTTCTTTCCTTTTGCGGATGACTTGGTTATCATCCATCCTCTGAACTCTGGCATAGCGTTTATTTTAAGCGTTTGATAATCATATCGTGCGGAGCAGGAGGAACGCCACCAAAGTACGCAGGAAGCGTGTAGGTGATGAGCGGTATGCGAACCTTGAAGGTTGTGGACACATCGTTAATCCATACCGAAGCGTTGTTGCCTTGGTTGGATATTAAGCACCTGACCTTCTGCCCGAACTGAACCTGGCAGAGGTAGCGTATCTCCCGAACGCCATTCACATACGAGGTGGCGTACATCTTGATATATTGCCCTTGCTCGTGGGGCATCCAACATACCCTTACCGAATTTCGCTTGTGGTAGGGAAATCCAGACACGCCCCAAAGTTTGTTGATGCCATAGCCCTCCAATCCTGTTTGCTTGTAAAGGCAAGACTCCGTGAACTCGTATTCCCTCCGCCATACCGTGCCTATTGTTGGGAGCATCGGGTCGTTCTCGGCCCAATTCTTTCCTTCCTTGATGACTATTCGTTTCATAGGCTCAAAATTAGTGGTTATTCGGTGAAATAGCTGTCTATGATGGCCTTGGCCGAATCAAAGGAGTTGGCCGTGCAAGCGAGATAGCCCTTCCGCAAAAGCCTCTGAATCATCTCCCATTGCTCGGCAAAATGTTCCGTTGCTGGTTGGCCATTCTTCTTGAAGAACCGCACTCCTGGCCGCTTCAGCTCAATGAACAAGCCGTGATACCCTTTCCTTGGCTCAAAGATGAGCAGGTCTGGTATCGCTCTTGACGAGCGGAGTTTAGCGGTTTTCACGGCAAGGCCCATTGGCAATCGTATGCCCGATAA